TATCTAAACGGTGTTCCCGTCGAACCCGCTTCGCAGACGAGTCTGATAGACTGTGAAACATATTCGCCTTTAACCGCCCAGGATACTGTTGTTGATGGCGGTTTGTATATTAATTCATAGCGATGGCTGTTCAGATCTTGTCTCGTAGGTCGTCGGTCCTTTACGACAGACCATTTCCGATTCGATTGGGTGTAGCCGAGTTAGCCGTTAATAATAATCCCGGCGATCCTGGATTGTATTTTGCTGACAATACAGCGACCCCCTCTACTGGTTTAATCAAGGTTGGTCCAACATTTATCGGCGCCACATCACCGAACACCCCAGCGGCTGGTTTTACCTTATTTAGTAAAGGAGAGTCCTGGCTCGATACATCAAGCACCTATATCTTCAAACTGTATGACGGTACTACGTGGAGAACGCCAAAAGCAGTGGTCTCGAATAGCAATGGAAAGCCAGTCAACCCGACAGATGGGCAACTCCACTATGATCAGTTAATCCCTGGATTATTTATGTATAACGCTGCTACTGCTGCTTGGATTGCTATTTAATCAGTGAGGATGGTTAAGGATATGGTCCAGGATCCGATCTAATTTTGTATGTACCGCCTGGACCTCTCTAAGAAAGTCCTCTTTCAGTACATAATCACGGATCACCCGGTCTTGGAAACTATCCAAGTTCCGTTCAATTATTTCAAATCGACGTTCAATACGGCGATTAAAATTGCTTAAAGCCCTGGACAGACCAGCAAAAGCGCCGATACTACCAGATAGTACAGCCGCGATTAATTCTGGCGACACTTTTACTGTATATTTTTTCTTTATTCTAAAGTAATTACCAACTTAGAATGTGTTTACGAAGGTAAAAGTCGATGGCCACCGGATACGAGCCAAATATAGAGGGCGCAATTGCTGTTTTGGTTGATCTGATGACGGCCAACGAGTTTGCAATGACTCGTCAGCCGTATGAACCAAATTATCGCGGTTTGGTTGATGCGATCATTGATGTCAAGGAAGGTTTTCCTGTTTTCTCACCTTCCCGTGTAGGTTTTGATGCAGTCACGTTTGAGCCAGTTACAGATGGAGCAGCTCTCTATATTCGAGTTAGTGACGGGAAAGTTGGATTAGCTCAGGCTGATGGTACGGTTGATGAGGCCTTGGTTGCTGGTTTCGCAGATGCTGCCGCAAACACTGGAGAAACAGTTAAGGTTTTAGTTGCTGGTATCAAAACAATGCCATTTGTTGTCGATCCTGGAGATGTTTATTTTTTAAGCACCACACTTGGAGCGATCACAACGACAGCGCCCTCCGTGGCCGGACAATATGTTGTCCGTGTTGGAGAAGGGGCAACGACAACTGAATTTAGTATTCAATTAGAACCTTCAATCAAATTGTCATAATGCCAGGCGTTAGCAATTACGAGCCATACGCTCCCAATAATCAAGGCCTGACTGAGGTTTTAATTGATCTCAAGTCAACAATGGCCGGAAAAACCGTTTATTCGGTTGCCGGATTTCAGGCTTTGGCATTTGAAAATATCAACCAAGGTGAAGCTCTTTATGCCCGCGCCAGTGATGGCAAAGTTGGTAGGGCAATTGCAAACGATACGTTTGATAAAGCTACTGTTATTGGCTTTTCGCAAACAACAAGATTGTCTGGCGAATTGGTGCGAGTTGTGATTGTTGGCGTAACTCCCAGTTCAGGGTTGTCGCCGGGTGAGACGTATTATCTATCGGCAACGAGCGCCGGTGCAATTACTTCTACACCTCCATCAACTGCTGGTCATTATGTAACTCGTGTTGGTGAGGCTGTGAATTCAGCGGAGTTAGCCGTCCAGTTAGAATTACCGATCTTATTGGCGTGAACGGTACTGTTGGTAGGATGGGTATAACTAAAGGCGTAATCTTAGAATTCTAAGAGGAGTCAAGTAGAGCTAAAAATGGCAACTAGAAAGGCACTTTGTCTGGTTAGCGGGTTATTTGAGGAGGTCAATACTCCAACAGATAAACTCGACTTTGCAGGCAACTCTACAACTGATCTTGCTGAAGGTACTAATCTTTATTACACCAATACAAGGGCGCGTCAATCAATCAGTGTCACCGACTCAGGCGGTGACGGATCGTTAAGCTACGATAATTCAACTGGTGTCATCACATATACTGGACCATCGGCAAGTGAGGTTCGTGCCCATTTTAGTGCCGCTAATAGCGGGACTGGATTTGGAAGTCTTGCTTATAGCAGCCTCACCGGAACATTTACATATAGCGTCGTCACCGCTGCAAATATTCGACAACAAATCTCTGTTACTGACACGGGTGGCGATGGGTCTTTAAGTTACGACAATACGACCGGGGTTATTACCTACACCGGACCCTCCGCTAGTGAGGTCCGCTCACATTTCAGTGTTGCGGCTGGTTCTGGTCTTACGTATAGCAACATCACGGGAGAATTTGGCACTAACGCCATTCCCAATTCTCAATTAGCGAATAGCTCGATTACGTTTGGCAGCACCAGCACCTCTCTTGGTGGGACCATAACAGCCCTGTCAATTACCAGTTACACCGCTTCTAGTTTTGTGAATGTGGGTAATGGTAGTGGTTCTGCTGGAAGCATTAACATTGAACCTGGAGCTGTCATTTTTGAGGGTTCAACAGCAGATGGCTTTGAGACAACTCTTCAGGTTGTAGATCCAACAGCAGATCGGACTATTACGTTCCCTGACGCAGGCGGCACTGTTGCACTTTTAACGAGTCTTTCGGTTGCTGCTGGCTCGGGCCTGACTTACAACAGCACCACTGGAGAATTTGGCACCAGCAATATTCCGAACAGTCAGCTGCAAAACAGCTCAATCACAGTTGGTTCAACTGCAATTGCTCTTGGCAGCAGCTCTACAACCCTTGCTGGTCTTACTTCGTTAACTTCAACGGGGATTACGACTAACGACTCTGGTTTCCGAATTCGGAACACAACAGACATCACGAAGCAGATTGCTTTTGATGCCTCGGTCATTACCACCGGGACAACGAGAACTTATACACTTCCTGACGCTAGCGGGACCGTCGCTTTGCTGACGAGCCTTTCAGTTGCTGCTGGTTCTGGGTTGACCTATAACAACACGACCGGAGAGTTTGGGACTAGCAATATTCCGAACAGTCAACTTCAAAATAGTTCGATTACTGTTGGTTCAACATCTATCGCTCTCGGCGCCACCTCTACCACTCTTGCTGGGTTAACTTCTTTAACTTCAACTGGTATTACCACAAACGATAGCGGTTTCCGAATTCGAGATGATTCGGACAATACAAAACAATTGGCATTCGAATGTTCCGGTATCACGACTGCAACAACCCGAACCATGACGGTTCCGGATGAAAGCGGAACGATATCGACCCAGGATTTTGCCACCGCAATTGCAATTGCATTAGGATAAGATTATGGCAACTCAAGTACAATTCCGTCGTGGTACATCTGCTGAAACCGCAACTTTTACGGGTGCTGTAGGTGAAGTTACCGTTGATACTGTTAAGCAAACTTGTGTTGTCCACAACGGTAGCCAAGCAGGTGGTTATCCTCTCCTCCGGGAAGATGGCACTAACTCTGCTCTGTCTTTGGGTTCTCTCAGTAGCTGTGCTTTAAAATTTGCCTCAGATCCAAATACGGGGATTATCAGTCCCGGCTCCGATCAAATCGCCTTGGTGACAGGTGGTGTTGTTAGACTTACAATAGATTCATCTGGTTCAGTAACCATTCCAGGTAACGCTATCATTTCAGGAAACCTTACTGTTACTGGTACGTTCTCCTCAACCGACAACCTTGCACTTATTGTTGCTCTGAGCTGATATGGCCAATACCTTTAAAATCGAGACCAAAGCCAGCCTGGTAACAGACGCAGTATCGAATACTACTACGAACGTTTTGTCGGCGGGTGGATCTGCAACAGTCATCCTCCTTAGTATTCTGATCTCGAATAAAACCGGTACCAGTGCTAACACTGACGTTTATTTGGTCACTAACACTGGGGACGATGTTTACCTGATTAGGAACGCTCCGGTACCCTCTGGCTCCTCTTTAGAGATCATCAGTGGCAGCAAGATCATCATGGAGGCAAGCGATGTTCTGCGGGCCCGTTCGGATACCGCAACGGCACTTGATATTTCTGTTAGCTACCTCGAGCAGACCTAATTATGGGCCTCACAAGTGTTGGTGATATTGCTGTTCTATACGAAAAAATTGAACGGCTCGAGGCTTCTTTAATCAAAATTGAAGATTCTTTACAGCTTCAAATTGTAGAGTTACAAGAAATCATCTTCGAAGGCGACATTCTTTCCGAAGAAGATTCTTCTTGGGAGATTATTCGTAAAAAGCGGGATTATCTCCTTAAGTCGACGGATTGGATTATGACTCCAGGCTCGAGCCTGGATCAGTCCGCCTGGGCCGCCTATCGGCAAGTTCTCCGCGATCTGCCCCAGACATATCAGAAAACCGGATTAACTTCTATTCGCTGGCCGAAACGCCCGGCAATGTCAGGTCCTAATACAATAGTAAGTAAGAAGTAGAAAAAACATGGCTTACCTGGGCAACAGTCCTGTACTTTCTCAGCAAGAGTACCGCAACATTGATAACATCAGCGGAAGCTTTAATGGCGTTACGACGTCGTTTCCGCTGTTGGTCAATGGTGTTGCTCCAGTTCCGGCTCCACAATCCTCTAATCAGTGTCTGATCTCGGTTAACGGGGTCGTTCAAAAACCCGATGATACCGGTGCATCCGGTTTCCGTTTAAGTAGTGGAAATATTGTATTCAGTGCGGCACCTACTGGAGGCCAAAGCTTTTTCGGCGTTATTCTTGCTGGTGCAGACTACATTTATGCTGGCTCAAATTTCCCTGATGGTACTGTAAGTGCTCCATCAATTACGTTTGCACAGGATTTAGATACTGGCTTTTATCGTAGCGGTGCAGGTGAAGTTAAATTTACTGCTAATGGTGCCAATGTCGTCACTCTTAGCGCAAATAATTTAACGGCGCCAAGTTTTATCCCTACCGGCAGCAGCGCCCCCAGCAACGGGGTTTATCTGCCTTCGGCAAACAACGTAGCCATCTCAACTAATGGCACGGGGAGGTTGTTTGTTAATTCGATCGGCCAAGTTGGTGTAGGGAAGGTTCCGGTTCAGTTGTTCGACGCAGAAGCGGCGGGCAACGCGCAGGTGCGGGTTAC